CTCGGATAGGCTAACTCATACAAGTCAACCTCAAGAATACTAATAAGAGATTCAATCTCAACAGGATCAAGAAACCGTCGAGCCATCTTAACAAGCAACGTTACATTACTGTCATCCATCTGCATTTTATTGCTCCATTTGCGCTAACTTATTGAACTCAATATAACTACAACCCGGATCAAACAGTATATCATGGATTCTATCAGCCAAGAATACCATGTCTGCATGACTACCATCATCATCGTTAAGATCAATGCCTAACCTATCAGCCAAAGCCCTTAACTCTCTCATCGTATAGCAGTCAATCAAGTTATCAATCATCTCTGTTCTAAGCATCACGTTTCTCCTAACCGTTAAACTTTTTGCTACCAAACTCATGCTCAAGGGCAGAGCGTATTGGCCCTGACAAATCATCATAGAGTTTGTCATACTCTTCATCGCCTACTTCTGGATTGATATCGTAGGCATGAATAGCAATATAGTCTACGATTTTCTGCATCAAAAGATACTGCTTTTCTTCATTCATATTTACATACGACATCACGTTTCTCCTTAACCTATTAAGTTTATTTAATAATAAATAAACCTCAATAAAATCATACACTTACACTACCTTAGTCCAGGCATTACTTCTAAACATTTCTGCCTCACTAATGTATTGCGTTCATTGGGACGGCGCACCAAACAAGCAGTGCGCCGAACAGCAGGCAACCAAGCGGGAATTCGAAGCAAAAAAAGGGAGCCGAGGCCGAAGCCCCGACTCCCAACCTACCTTAGCAGTAGGCTTTCTTGATTGAGGCGAGATAATCAAGCCCCATCACCGCTTTGTCCTGCCACTCAGGAGTCTCATCTTCAAAGCGTTTATCAATCTTGGCAGTGGCATCGTCGAGTATCTTATCAATGCTCCGACGAATGTAGGTTCCGACATACTCAGGTTCCTCTGCGATATCCAGTACATCGTTCTCGACACGCTCAATGATATGCGTCACGGCATCATCTCCGGCCATCTGCCACTGCTTATTCTCCAGAGCCTTACGCTGATGCGCTTTGTCCAGAGATGGCGAAGGCTGTGACAATCTGGCCTTCAACGATTTGGTTCCACCTTTGACAACGGTGCTCTCCTCAAGGAATCCGCGACTGCTAATAACCTGAGCCTTAAACTCCTCAGCCTCCTCAGACTCTGGGGTGCAGACCCGGATAATATGCAGTACCTCACGGAGCAGATCATCCGTCTCATTAGGCACACCATCTTCATCAGCCAGAACGAAGGTCTCAGACTCGGTATCAAACGATGTCACCAGTAGCGACAAAGCCTTGCTCATCGCAGACTTACGAAGCCTAGCCCTCAGCATCGCCAACCCCGGTACATACAGATAATCCTCTTCAGAGATAACGGTCAAAGCGAAGTTTCCTTTTGTTTCGATTTTGTTTTGCATTACAGTCTCCTTAGACTTGATATGTTGTAGACACGATTGCCTACACTCCGATTCTCTCACACGGAAGCGCAGGAGTCAACCCCGAAACCGCTGTACCGTTTCGCCGGTTTACCGGTTTAGGGTTTACTCTGAGAACCGTGTGATACTCTACTAGGAGTCAGGCAAGAGATAGACAACCCAACACCTACTACCGCTAACACTTTATGTTCCACGTGGAACCTCGAAGAAAGATATCTACCCCGCACACACACACGGCAATGCGGAGGCAAGCCTCCTCCTCTCAACGGCAACAACGCTTCGATAAACCCCCCGGTATCCTAACCTACCCCACCCCCCTGCCGTTATAATATATATATATATGTCCTCCCCACTCACCGGAGGGTAAAAATACCATTCATAAGGAAGTTCTAATATGCCTCAAAACAAGAAAGGAGATGTCTTTAAACGTGCTGTAGAGCCTTTGGGGGTAAAAGACCCTATATTGGGGGCTGGGTTAAGTATGATGGCCCCAGTAAAAAGAGCAAAAACTATATTAAGAAACCCAGAGCGTGTAGGAGTTAAGAAGTACGATAGGTAGTACCCTACTACTACTGTACATGAGAACGTCCAATACAGGCCATTACAGAGCGTCTGAGAGCATATTATGTCCATGTTTTACCGTCTACTACAGAATATGTCCAGTGATGCTGATCTGTATGACCAGTTAAAGCAGGGAACTCCTCATGGATATCAGGATTTTGTGTCAGGCAGGATAGAACCTGTATATCCTGTTGCTTCTGTTTACGGCCCATATAAGGCCGGTAAGTACGTTGTAGACCTTCTCAGGAAGAATCTTTTCAAGAAAGGTGCAAAAACTCCTCCTCCTACTACGGCTATTACTACGGTAGCCAAGGAGATTGAGCCTTTATTTACTGATGAACAGTATGAAGATTTAAGAAACTTCTATGATCCACCGCTCCTTGAAGATTGGTCAATGCTTGATGACTTCTATTATCCAGATTTACCGGCCCCAACTGAGGAATCTCGTAAAAGAGATTTAAAAATATTAGAAAGGCGTTTAAGGTCGCAAGGACAGGATGAAAGAGGGTTTACCACCCTTTCTGCGTCAGAGTCAAATTTAAGCAACCGTAACAGTCCTATGGTTAAAAGCCTTATAGATGCTTATGAAACAAGGCTCGAAACAAACACAACTCATCCTTGGGAACCCTCTCTTGAAGATATCAAACAAGATTATTATGAATGGAATCCCGGCGATGAGTTAGATTTAGAAGATTACTCTATCCGAGAGTTAGCAGAAACTTATTTTCACCGTTCTTTTTTCTCGCAGGCTCCCAGACCCGCTGTATATGAGGGAAGAGACTACTTTAGCGATCCAGAAGAAGGTGGTAGCGGAGAATATTGGGAGTCGGACGGCCACCCTTTACACGAATTTGGGCAGATACCTTCTCCCGAAATGGCCGAATATAATACCTTTGGTGATATTCCCTATGGAAGCATAGGAACTCCTGATGCTTGGAGGGAAGGAGAGCCACTTTCACGAGCAGGAATGGATGAACGAAATCAAAATATAGTTGTGTATGGAGGCCGACCTGACAGAAACCGAAATAGGATTCAGAATCCGTATGGTAATGTAGTTGAATGGGTTGGCTCCCCTAGTAGAGGGGTGTATGAACCAGAAACCTCTGGGTGGGCAAGGTTCAACCGACCCGATCCAGAAACTCTAGATAAGCCTACTGACCTCCCTTTTGAAGATGTTGGCAGGGAAATGGAAGGCGATATCTATTCAGAAGAAGGATATTCTTATCCTGAGTTTGGAATGGGCGAAGTTGACGCTTCTTTCTACGCCAAAGATATAGTACCCAGACCAGAACGATTTACCCCAAAAACAAAACCCGGATATGATGTTCCTGAAGGATATTATTCTTTGGCCGCTGAATTAGCCACTGGCGACAAACTTTTACAAGAATTTTCGCCGTCAGAACAAAAGTCTATTAAAAAAGAGTTAGAATTCAGAGCATTACAATACCCTGTTTATAAAGGGAATTGGACAGAAAAAGATAGTTCTCCGTTAAAATGGAGCGAACTTGTAGACGTAAACGATCAAGACTCAGTAAAAGATTTTCTTTCATCTACACCCCTTGATTTTACGGTAATAAAACAAACTCCTGATGAATACGCAAGCAATGAAAACTCTTTTGCTTCGTTGATTTATACCGGACAACACACTCCTGCAGGCCATTATCAATCGCTTAGAGATATTTCCGAGAATCGTCTTGCAACAGGAACGGAATATCCTGCGGCATTTGTAAGGTATCTTACAGACGGCACTCTCCCAAGCACTCTGGTTGTCAATGAAGCGCAGATAGACACCAGAAACTCAAGCGAACCATTCTTGAATAAAGCAAGAGGTGGATATAACAGACTGCATGAAAAACTTGCTCAACAAACTCTTATAGATTGGGCGAAGTCTGACAAAGAACAGTTGATGATACCTATTGGGGAATATCATTTTCAAAAACATCATGATTATAATGCCATGAGCAGATCAATAGGCTCATATCTTTATAACATTCTAGGTGATATTGAGTCAAGTAATCATAGCCAACTTATTGAAAGCCATTCTGAAGTTAATTCCCAGATTGTACAGGATATGACTCAAGAGTTTTATGATGTTCTAAACATCAGAGACAAAAAGAATAGTGATGGAACATTTGATAGAAGCAAATTTACAAATGCTTATGACAAATATACCTCAAAATGGCAAAAAATATTAGGCGAGGAAGTTCATCCAGACTTTGTAGATATGCCTTTTGACCCACATCATTTTTTTAGTTCTCTAGCAAGCACAAATCCAAACCAAATTGTTCTATCATTAAGCGATTTTGATGATGATGGTCGAGTTACCGCTGAAGGTGCAGTAACTATTTCAGATACATACGGCAAACATGATTCTGCTCATTTTGATGAAGCAAGACAAGAGTATCAAGGCAAAGCAAATCATTACGATAGATACCTAAAAGCCTTAAAACATGAATTAAAACAAAAAGGTTGGGAAGGTGATTTAATACCTTGGGACGATTTTGACCTAAGACAATTAGATAACGATATAGAATTTGGCGATCACGACATGCTGGGGCGTAACAAATCCAGATCATCATCTAATGGTAAACGACCTACACACTTTATTCTAAAAGGAACTCCAGAACTTAAAGATAAAATTTTAGAGAAAGGTTTTTCTATTACACAAATTCTTGATGATATTAAGAAGCGGCAATACGCATGACAGACAAACAAGATAAATTTATAGAAGAGTATGTCCGTACTGGTAATGCCACCCAGAGCGCCATCTATGCGGGGTATTCACAAAAGAGCGCCAAGGTACAGGGACACCAGTTAAAGACCAGACTTAGAAATGAGATTGAGGATGCTACCTATAAAGCCTTACAGGATAAAATCCCGCAGGCATTGTCATGGGTAACTGAGTTAGCAGAGAAAGCAGAGAGTGAATCTGTCAGATTAGGGGCGATTAAAGACATCCTTGATAGAGCCGGTATGAAACCAGTGGAGAAAATAGAAACCACTAACATCGAAACTATGTCAGACGAGGAAATACAAAGGCAAATAGATGCCCTCACAAAACACTGAATTGCTACAACTCCTGCAAGAGCAGAAGCAGAGACAGCGATTTAACAA